AGCGGTTGACGTTGTGACCTTCGTTTTCGACGGCACGACTTGGAACATCGCGAGCTTCGTCAAGGGCGGCACCGCGTAACCCTCGCAAGACTTTAGCGTCGCAAGGAACGGCGCACACGCAAAGCCCCGGCCCGCACTCGCGGCAACCGGGGCTTTCGTTTTGCCATGCGGTACACTTAGAGCATGTCGAGCTTGACCAAAATCCGGCGCGTTACGACAGAGCAGCCGTTTACCATGAGCATCACGCTCTATGCGCAGGACAGCGAGACCGCGACAAGCCCGGACGGGGACGCGGCGCACTTTACGCTCACGCACGTCAACGGCACTACGCTCGTGGCGCGCACGGCTGCGACCCCCGGCAGCGCGGGCGTCTTTAGCGTTACCGTGCCGCCAATCGGCGCGATGTGCAACGCGGTCGCCACATGGGATTACACCGTGGGCGGCGTCGCGTGCAAGACCGTGCAGTATGTGCGCGTCATGCAATCGCACTACATCGAGCTAGCCGACATTCGCACGCTTGACGGGCTCGCGGACACGTCCGCGTATCCGACCGCGATGCTTGTCGAAAAGCGAGACAACGCGGAGACACTTTTTGAGGCTGCGACCGGAGTGTTTTGGACCCCGCATTACGTCATGGATATACTCGACGGCGATCCAAACTACCGCGTAAGCATGATGTCGGCCGTGCGCGACGTGATTGATTACATACCCTACAAGCGGCTCATGCTCCGCGAGCGTTACCCGCAGCAGCTTTTGACGCTGCTACTCGACGGCGTAATGACGGTCAACAACCTTCCGGCGACCGGCACCGTTACGGCGGCTGACTTGCACTCATTCACCGACAGCGCGCAAACCCGTTTGCTCAATCAAGACAACGGGCAAAACGTCAACATCGGTCCGAACCTTTTTTACGGCAACATCACCGGCAATACGGCCGGGCTCGGCACGAAATGGACAGTAAGCGGCGGATGGTTCGATAGTGAGGGCGACCCGATAGGCTCGTCAACGGATACCGTCGTGCCGACGCTCGGCGACACTTACACGATCCCGCCCGCGCTGTCGGCCGATTATCTGATTTACACGAGCGGCGAGCTTGAGGCTCAGATCGGCGTGTCAGCGTTTCCGCGCGGGATGCAAAACGTGCAAGTCGAGTACATCGCGGGGCAGCAATTCATGCCCGCTGACTTGTGGGAAGCGCTTGCGTTCTATATCCGGTATCTCGTGCTGCACAGTAACACGCGCACCCCGGACCGCGCGACAAGCATGACGACCGAGTTTGGTACGTTCCGCATCGGTCAGGCTAACGCGTGGGAGAATCCGACTGGCATTGACACCGTTGACAGCGTGCTACGGCGTTACGGCGAGCGCGTCGCGAGCTTTGCGTAATGAACGTGCAATGCCCCGATTGCAAGGGCAAGGGCACCGTGCATTTCATGCAATCCGTCAGCGCGCCGGAAGTCTTGTGCGCGCGCTGCGGCGGCGCTAAGGTCATCCCGTACCGTGACCCGGAAAGCCTCTACCGTGGCCGTTATGAGCTTGTCGCGTGCGACTGCTACGGCGGTGCCGTTGACGCGACGGGCGGCAAGGTTTGCCCGAAGTGCTTGGGCGAGGGCGCGACGCGCGTGCGCGTAGCCTAAATGCCGTCCCCCGTCGCCACAACGACCGCGATTGCATGGAAAGCCGCGTTACTCGCGAACATGCAAGCCGACACGAACCTTGCGGGCTGGCAAATCACGAGCGTTTACCCCGGCAGCACGTTACGCGCTCAAGCGATTTACTACGGCAAGACGCAAGCGGATCAAACGCTGCCGGTCATGACGAGTACCGCGCGCGTCAAGCGGCAAGAGGAATACACCGTTGAGCTTATTATCGACGTTGCAACCGGGCTCGCGGACACAACGCAAGCCGAGGCTGCGGCGCTCGGCGTGCTCGGCGAAATTGACAACTTGCTCGCGAGCAACATGACGCAAGGCGTAACCGGCCCGATGAATACTACCGGCGTGTGGAAAGCCTATATCCGGTCATGGGAAACCCGGCCGTTCATGGATGACCAACGGCAAGGGTGGGCGGTGCTTTGCATTGCGAAAATCGCTGTCAGCGCACGGCTACAGTAGAATGGAATCATGAGCGACGAGGAAGTTGCAGCGGCAGCCGCAGCGGTAGCGGCAGCGGAAGCGAATCTAGCGGCTGCGGAAGCGGCTGCGCAGCCCGCACCGGCAGCGGACCCCGCGCCCGTCGAGCCCGCGCCCGCGCCCGCCGTTGAGCCCGCGCCCGTCGCGGTGCCCGAGGGCACACCGTTTGCGAGCTATCTTGAGCCCCGGCGCATCGTTAGCGATGCGGTAGAGTAAAGACATGACGGATACGATTCACTCCGGTCTCGCGTCGCAGCTTATGATTTCGCAGGAAGTCACATACGGCACATGGGTCGCACCGGCTCGCTCGCTGGAAATGGTAAGCGAGAGCATGAAAACGACCATCGAGCGCATCGAGAGCAAGGGCTTGCGCGCGGGGCGTCGCATTGTGGGGAAATGGCTGCCCGGCAAGACATCGAGCGCGGGCGACATCGACCTTGAAGTCAACGGCATCGGCTTCGGCATGGTGCTCGCGCAAATCTTCGGCACCGACGCGATTACCGGCCCGACCGATACCGTTGCTTACACGCACACGCTGTCACCGACCGACTTGCCGCCCGGCTTTTCAATGCAGATTGGCAAGCCGTCGATTGACGGCACGGTAAACCCTTTCAACTACACGGGTTGCCGCGTCAATACTGCGGAGCTTTCGCTAAAGACCGGCGAGCTTTTGGGGCTCAAGCTCGGCGTCGTGGGGCAAGCGGAAACGTATGCCGCGACGCACGCGTTGCTCGCGTACACCGATCCGTCGATTTACCTCATGAGCTTTGTCGGCGCGAGCGTCACATGCGGCGGCGTTGCCGTTGCGCTCACGGATTTCAATTTCAAGGTTGACAATAAGCTCGACGCAACGCGTTTCCGCATCGCATCGCAAGCGACCATCAAGCAACCGCTGGAAAACTCGTGGCGCGAGTACACCGGCACGCTTGCCGCTGACTTTGAGAGCATGACGCAATACAACCACTTCGTAAACGGCGATGAGCTTTCCGTGGTCGCGAGCTTCGTGGGCGCATTGATCCCCGGCGCTGCCACAACGCATTACAGCTTGACGCTGACGGCTAACTGCCGTTACGACGGCGAGACCCCCGTGGTGAGCGGTCCGGGGCTCGTCCCGCTGACGCTGCCGGTCAAGGTTTCGGCGTCCGGTAGCACCGACGCGGCTGCTATCTCGCTCGTCTACGTCACGTCTGACGCTGCGGCTTAGTCGGCCCGCTGTCTGTTAGGCTCGCGGGAGTGGATACCCTGCTACCGCATCAACGCGCCCGCGCTGAAATGGTGACCTATTTTGTCGGCGCTGACACATTTACGGGCTTAGTCAAGATCGGTCGCACGCATGACCTAGCGCAGCGGATGCGCACGCTCCAAATAGGCTCGCCGATCATGCTCGCGCTTTGGGCGGTTATACCCGGCGATTGCGAGATTGCGCTTCACATGGAGCACCGCATCGGGCAACCGGGCGGGGCTTGGCATCACGGCGAATGGTTCGCGCTTTCCTATGAGCAAGTCGCCGCTTTAGCGCTCCGCGAGGGCGGCGTTACCCAAACTCGCGATGCGCGCGATCATGTACTTGTCGGCGATGGCCGTCCGTAGCGGTAAACCTTTGATCTCAACGGCTTGCCCGCATGACCCGGTAACCGTCCGCAGTAAACTAAACCCATGACACAGACCGTTATAGAGGCTCAGGGGCTCGGCAAGTTTTTGCGCTACCTTCGGTCCGTGGGCGGCAAGACGCTACCGGCTCAGCTTACGGTCGCGAGCAAGGTTGCGGCCGATGACGTTGCGGCCGTGGTCGCGAGCGCGATACCGCACGGCAAGACGAGCGACCGCGACAAGCATCCGGGCGCGCTCGCGGGCTCCGTGCGCGGTCTCGCGTCGCAGCGTATCGCTCATGTGCAAGTCGGGCGCGGCGTCGCGTTACCGTATGCTCGGCCGCAGTTTTTCGGTCGGAAGGGGCGTTATAAGCGCATGTACGACCCGGTTATGGATCGCATCGAGGCAATCGAGCCGCAGATCATGGAGGAATACACGCGTGCGGTGATCGCAGCGCTCGCGGAAGCTGCGGAATGATATGCTAAACGGTAGCGCTGCGCGCGCACAAATCACACACCGAGGACATGATGACTGACGAAGTGACGAGCACCGCGCTTACTATCGACCTTGACGACATTGATTGGGAGCAGCTTGAGGAAATCGAGGCGCTTGCCGGTCATCCGATTGCGCGCGAGTTTGAGAGCGGCGAGCTTTCGTTTCGCACCATTCGCGCGTTCGTGCTTTGGAAACTGCGACAGACACCCGGCAACGCGAACATGACGTTTGCGACCATGCCGGGCTTGCGCTCGCTTGCCGTTGACATCGGGCACAAGACACCCGCGCAGGGGAAGCCCGACCCTTTAGCGCAGCCGCGTCGCGCCGGGCTCAGCGCGCGGGGAAAGACCAAAGCGTAGTACCGTCGCCGCGACAGCTTGCGCAGCTTGTCAAGTTTTACGGCGCGTCACCGCTTGACATTCGGCGCTTACGCTGGCGCTACCTTGTCGGCATGGTCGATTACATGAACGAAGCGCTAGAGGCTGAGGCTAAGGAAGCCGACAAACTCAAGCGGCGCTAATCTAGCACACCCCGCACGGTAAACTTGATTCATGGCTGCCGATACGGTTATTGACCTTCGCATTATCGCGAGCACCGCGAGTGCAGAGGCGGGACTTGCGCGCGTGGGAGCGACAGCCGAAAGCGAGCTAGGCTCAACGGGTAAGCTCGGCAAGGCTGGCAAGGAAGCCGAGAGCAGCATGGGCGGCATCGGCAAGAGTGCCGAAAAAGCCGAAAAGGACATGTCGAAAGGCACGAGCGGGATGCTGCAATCCTTTACGGGGCTGTCGCTCGGGCAAGGTGCAATCATCGCGGGATTCGGCGCGGTTGCGCTTGTCGCACACGGCGTTTACGACGAATGGAATAGGCTGCACGACGCGACCGTAACGCTCAAGACCGCGATGCGCGACGCGGGCGAAAAGGACACACCCGTTTTTGAGGCTGCGCTGCGCAAGGCTCAGCAAGCGGGCGAGGATTTGGGCTTTGAGGGAAGCGCAGTAACGTCGGCGCTCGCGAACATGACAATGGCGGGGCTCACGACCGCGCAAGCGCTCGCGCAGCTTCCGCAAGTCGAGGACTTGGCGCGCGCTAAGGGCATCGACCTTGCAACCGCGACGCAAGTGATTACGAAGGGCATCAACGGCGCGGCACGCGGCTTGAAAGAGTTTGGAGTGGTCGGCATTGTCGCGCTGCCGACATTCACCGCGCTTACTGCCGCGCATAACACGCTCGCGAAAGCGCAACGGACCGTGCACTTGGATCAGGAAAAGCTCACGGCGGCGATCAAAAAGTACGGACCCGAGAGTAAGCAAGCGGGCGCAGCGTCAACGACATTGGGCGGCGCGCAAATCGCGCTCAAGACGATACAGGATAAGCTCAATACGACGCTCGACGCGGCATGGGTCAAGACGCACAACTTGGGCGTGATACATGACGCGCTTGACAAAAAGGTCGGCGGGCAAGCGAAAGCGCACGTCAAGGACTTGGGCGTGCAATGGGAGATTTTCAACGCGCACCTAAACGAAGCTGGCGCGAAGGTCATGCCTATCGTGCTCAAGGTCATCGGCGACTTGCTCAGCTTCCTTAGCTTCCTCATGCAACATCTCGACGTAATCGCGCCGGTCATCGGCACCGTTATTGCGGCGTTCGTCGCCTACAAGGTCATCACCGAGACCATTACCGGCGTTACTAAGGCTTTCGCGCTCGTGCAAGTGTTACTCAACGGCACGATGGATGCGAACCCGATCATGCTCGTGGTGGCTGCCATCGCGATCCTTGTCGGCGGTTTCGTGCTCGCTTACACGCACATCAAGGGCTTTCGAGATATTGTCAACTCTGTCTTTAGCTTCGTTGTCTCTTTCATCAAGACAGCGGTCGGCGACATCGTTGCGGTCATGAAGCCCGTTGCGAACATCTTGCTCGCGCCGTGGGACTTGCTTATAACCGCGATCAACTTCGTGACCGGCTTGCTAAACCATATCCATTTCAATATCGCGATACCCGGATGGGTGCCGCTTATTGGCGGTAAGACCTTCGGAATCGGTTTCAACATTCCGCAAATCCCCGTGCCGCATCTTTACACGGGCGGCATCGCGCTCGGCTCAAGCGGTGGACAGCTTGCCGTCGTGGGCGACAAAAACCAGGACGAAGCGATTGTGCCGCTTCCGAAAAACTGGCGCACGAATCCGGGCGGCATGATGGGCGGCGCGGGCGGCAAGGGCGTAAGCATTACACAGTACATACAGACACAAGCAACCCCGGACGCGATAAACCGCGCCGTGCTCAAGGGTTTGCGCACTAGTGGGGTCACCGCAATCTAATGACGCTCGCCGCATATCAGGTAAGTTTCAACGGGCTCACGATGGGCGATCAAACGAACATCGACATTGTGTCGCTTACGGGCTTTGACGCGCTCCCGACAATCAATCAATCGGACATCGACCGGCTGCGCGATTGGGGGCAGTATCAGGGGTCTTACTTTTCGACCGGCCGCGAGCTTGTGCTGAGCGTTGAAATCAGCGACACGACCGGCTCTGACACGAGCTTTCGCACGACCATCGACGCGTTTACGGCTGCGATGCAAACGCAACCGGATACAGAGCTTCCGTTTGCCGTGTGCTTGCCCGGATGGGCTCAGGCATCGCGTCAGAGCAACGTGCGCGTCAGCGACCGTCAGCTAGTGGTGGACTACCCTTACACGCGGCACTTCGCGACGGCGAGCGTGACGTTTTGGGCGACCGATCCGAAGATTTACGACAGCACGACACAGACGACCATCGTGCCGCTTCCGCTTTACAACGCGGGCGCTGGCTGGCCGATTGTATGGCCGACTTCGTGGGGCTCGTCATCGAACGTCGGCACCGCGTCGATTCAGAACGCGGGCAACATCGAGACCCGGCCCGTGCTGTCGCTTGCCGGACCCGTTACTAACCCGACATTTACGAACGTCACGACCGGGCAATACCTCACGTTTTCCGGGCTCACGCTCGGCGTCGGCGACGTGTTCGTTGTGGACATGCACGCGCACACGGCGATCCTCAACGGCACAACGAATGAGCGCGGCTTGCTTAGCGCGGGCTCGTCATGGTGGACGCTCGCGCCGGGCTACACGACCGTACAGTACACCGCAAACTCGACGCTTACGGGCTCGCAGCTTACGATAAGCTGGCAATCCGCGTGGCTCTAGCATGAGCGGCAAGCATGTACTCGTTGCGACTAACGCGCTGACAAACGTACCCATTGCGGAGCTTCCGGTCGCGGACTATCATCACTCGCGCGTGCTCAACGATAACGGCGTGTGCGAGGGCAACATCTTGCTCAGCGATCCGAACATCAAAAAGCTCAAGCTGCTAACGAACAACGCGCTTGAACCGGGCTTCGCGTCGCTCGTGTGCTACCGCGACGGCGTGCCCGATTGGACCGGGCTGCTATGGGCTCACGATTACGACAGCGCGAGCGCGACGCTCGACATAAGCGGTTCCGAAATGGGGAGCTATCTTTCGGCGCGGTTCATACATGCGGCCGTCAGCTACAGCGATGACGTTGCAAACCTTGCTTACGATTGGGTGACGCAAGTTTTCGCCGATGGCGGTCCGACAATCACGACGGCGATCACGCTGACCGGCACAACGCTTACGGGCACTTTCAACGCTTACGAACAGCATTGCGTCGCTGACTTGCTCACGGGCTACGTCGCGCAGAATCCGGGCGGCATAGATTGGAGCTTTGACGTGCGCGGCGTTGACGCGAACGGCAACCCGCAAGTGTGCTTTATCGTGAGCGCTCCGCGTCGCGGGCGTAACGCGATTCAGACCGGCGTGCAATGGGATTACCCCGGAGACCTTGCGGCGCTCGCGCTGTCGCGTAACGCGCAGCAAGGCGAGTTTGCAACGGAGCTTATCGTGACCGGCGCGGGCGCGGGGCTGACGTTACTGCAAGCGAGCAAAGCGACACCGATCCCCGGCTACATGAAGCTGCAAGCCGTTGTAAACGACGGCAACCTTGCGACACAAGCGGCGGTCAACGCTTACGCGGTTGCAGAGGCACAGACGCGCTCGCATGGCGGCTCGTCAATGGTCTTTAGCGCTGTCATTCTCGGCTCGTCATGGTACGGCAGCGGCGTTGACACGGGCGACGAAGTTGCCATCCGCATAACGGACCCGCTTTACCCAACGGGCACGATTCTCTATCAGCGCATCATCGGTTACGACGTGGTGCCGCAGACTGCGAACAGTCCCGAGATTGTCAAGGTTACTTTCGGCGACCCGTTGTCAAGTAACATCGCGTAATGCCTAGTATCCAAAAGCGGCGCACGAGTGTCGCGGAAGAAATCGCAGCGTTGCAAGCGCGCGCGACAAAACTTGAGACCTTCCCGGCGAACGGCGCAACGGTGCTCGTGTCAAGCACGGGCGCAAACTCCGCGATGGGCTTTAGCGCGTCGTGGGCTAACGTCGCTTTCAATTACGCTGTCGTGTCACCGACCATCCGGCCGATCCCGATTCTCGCTTACTGCACAGTGGGGCAATTCTACGGCAGCGCGACGGGCACATCATCGTATGTGTGTGCGCGCTTCGCGTGCCTCAATAACGACGGACCCGTGCAAGCCGATGCGATTACCGGCGTGCCGCTACAGTCGGGCATGGCAACCGTCGCGAATGTCACGGGCATAACGCAGTCGGCGACGTTCGTTATTAGCGGCGTGCTGCCCGCAGGACCGGCCGTGGGCTCATGGTACTTTGCGCTGCAATACTTTTGCGACGGCGGGGCGACCACCGGCTTTGACGTACCCGGCCCGATTTCGGGCACGGCTAACGTCACGTTCCTAGTCATGCAGCTTGCGGGCTAACCGTGCCTAGCCGTCAAAAGCGACCCGTCAGTCTTGCGGAGCAGCTTGCGGACCTTGACGCGCGGTTTACGCGACGCGAGAGCTTTACAGCGGGCTCGCTCACAAGCATAGGGTCGAATATCGCGATGACCGCATCGCAGTCGCTTACTCCGGGCACGGCGACATGGGCGAGCTTTACAACGGCTCCGTTCGATTGGGCGTTTACGCTTACGCGCGCGCAGCCCGTGCTCTTTCTCGGCAGCATCGGGCTCTTTTACGGGGTCTCGGGCACGTCAACCTTCGCGATCACTCGCGTAGTGTTTACGACAAGTTTTGCGTCAACTACCCCGGCGAACGATGTCAACGGCAACCCCGCACAGTCGGGCATCGTCGGGATGGACCCGTCGAACGCTAACGCGCTCGGCAGCGGCGCGTATGTGCTCTACGCGACCATGCCCGCGGGGACGTACCATGTGCAAGCTCAATGGCTTTACGCGGGCGCGGCTGCCGTCTTTACCGTCGCGGGCAACGTCGGCCCGTCAACGAACATGATCGGCAATCTTTTCACGCTTGCCGGTTAGTAACAGGTTGGTGACGGCGCGTACTAACGGGCTCGGCCGGGTGTAAGCTCACGGC